GTGACAGTTCGCGGCTGATGGTTGAGGGAGATCTGCCTAATTCTACTGCAATTTTTCGCAAACTCATGTTTTTTTGCAGCAAAACCAGTAGACATTCTCGTTCAAGTGTGGTAAAACATTTCTAACTAAGCCCCAAACCCTGATTTTACAAGGGTTTGGGGCTTTTTTCGTTACTAACTTGTTACTAACGCTAAAGCATTTTGAAGTTCTTCAAGCGTTTTATGGGTGTAAACCCTTTCACCTACTTCATGGGATTTATGCCCCATCATTAAATCAATACAAACCTTATTTGCCCCCGCTGAATCAAGCCTACTTCTAAAGGTATGTCTGCATTCATGGGGTGTATGTTCTTGATTCAGCTTCTTCATAAACTGATTCCAAATGATGTAGTATTGACTGTTTGAAATCTTCTTTCCATTAACGGAAATCAAATATTTGTTCCCTTCCTGAACCCTTGCTTTCACAAAATCCAAAATTAAAGGGTGGATTGGAACTATTCTATCTTTACCCGCTTTAGTTTTAACCCCGCCTTGAAAGTAAGGGATATCTTCCAGGTTAATCTTTGCACTTTCCAAAGAAAGCAATTCACTGATTCTAAAGCCTGAATAAAGCAAAATCAGAATTGTATCTGCATCAGGTTCATCCTTCAAATTCCAAACAGCTTTTATTTCATCTTCAGTAAAAGGCTTTTTAGTTGAAGGTGGAATTGGTGCTGCATGAATCAGCATAGAATTCATCTTTGTTATTATATCAAGTTCCATAGCGTATTTATCAAGTTGCCCCCATAGGTTCTTAATTGCCCCCTGGGTAGAATAACCTTTTCCACAATTATCAATTGATTCTTGCATCATATAAGCTTTGATTTTCTTATAAGGCATATCCCAAAGCAGCTTACAATGGTTCATAGATGATTTGAAGCTGGATGCACTTGATTTAGATATTTTGGGGAAATCCCTTTCAGACCATCTTTCAAACAGTTCTTTCATTGTTATCTTTGATAAGTCTATATCATAGGGATTTCTATTGTATTCAGCAAGGGCAATCATTGCTTCTTGCCTGGTTTTGAAATATCCAACTGGTTTATAGATTGGTTGCCCTTTGTCATTCCATCCAACTGTTTTTCTTGCACAGAAGGGATTTCTTCTATTGCCTGAAAGCTTAACAACAGAGCCATAACCATTAGGATTCTTCAAGAAATCACCTTCCTTTCTTTAACTTGCTTGAACAACCTTGAACAAGGTTTGAAATCCTGAAAACCCTTGAAAATAAAGGCTTTTTTAACTTGCTGGTAACTTTCTTGTTCAAGATGTTTAAGGTGTTACACATTTCTTATTACCTAAATAATTTTCAAGTATTTTTAAGTTACTTGAAAATACTTTTTTTTAATCCTAAAAATATTAAGTATATAGAAAATACTTTGAACATCTTCAACACCTTGAACAAGCTTAAAGAGTAATAGAACCTGAAGAAATGTTGGTTCTGATTTCATCAAAGAACTTTCTTCCAGTAGAATCAACAGACCAAAAAGCAAGATATTTGGATTCACCTGAAGAACTGGTGTAACTTACAACAGAAAACCACTTAACCCCCATCTTAGCTGTTGAAACAGGGTTATTGTGATACTTACCCATAAAGTTCACTTCAGGCATATAATCAACGCTTTGGATTTGTGCAAATGGCAACTTAACAGTTCCATTGTTTTCATTGGTGAAAATAATGCAAGAATCATCCACATCAACCTTACAAGGGAAATCTTGCCTGAAACCTTGTAAACCTTCATAGTGCATCAGCGTAACTTTTGAATCCTTCTTTTTCTTTGAAAATAACATTTCAATCTTCCTTTCCAAAATCAATATAGATTATTTTTCCTATGCGTTTGATAATTCTTTTTTCACAGCGTATTTGTCAGCAACCAAAAGAACATTAGTAATGTAGTTCTTCAGATTTTCTTTATCAGCAGAATCAAGGCTATTGAATAAATCCAAGAAGGCTTTTTCTTCCCTGGTTACAACAGTTTTGATTTCTTCAACCCTTTGCATTGGAACATCATAACCCATCAACCAGGCTTCAGATACATTAAGAGCCTTTGCAATCTTATGAATTGCAACTTGCTTTGGTTCATACTTACCTGAAATGTATTGACTTATTGCAGATTTGCCTATTCCAGTTGCTTGGACTAAATCAACAGCCTTCATTCCTCTTAGTTCCATTCCCTGACGAATACGCTTATAACAAGCTTCTTTTTGTTCATTCATAAGAACACCTTCCTTTCTTACACGCTTCAATTATATCACAAAGTTCAAGAAAAATCAAGATTTTATGAAAAAAGTTCAAGAAATTTAGAAAAACCTATTGACAAACGAAAAAGGACTTGCTATAATAAAAGAGGTTCAAGAAGCTGAACCGAAAAAGAGAAGTGGAAAGGGGTACTTGAACAATGGCAATCACAAAAAAAATACTTGTTCAATTCAAACAGTAGTTAATCAACTTGAAGGGCTTTTTGATACCTTCAATGAACATTTCTTCAATAATGAACTTCAGAAGCCTGTTATTACTGTAAATCCTGATGTTACAAAAGGTGCTTATGGCTGGTGTACTTCTTGGAAGGCTTGGAAGCGTAATGAAGAAGATGAAGGGCAATATGAAATTAACCTTTGTGCTGAACACCTTAATAGACCATTTGAACAGATTGTAGAAACCCTTATTCATGAAATGGTGCATCTTCTGAACCTTCAGAATGAAGTTCAAGATACAAGCAGAAGCGGTATGTATCACAATAAGAAGTTTAAGGAAGTTGCAGAAAATCATGGGCTTACTGTTGAAAAGGATTCCAAGTATGGTTATTGCTATACAAAGTTGAATAAAGAAGCATTGGCTTTTGTATCAGCTATGAATGGTGAACCCTTTGAAATGTACAGAACCAAGATGGCTAAGATTTCTGTTAGCAAAGGTTCTTCTTCAAGAAAGTATGTATGCCCCTGTTGCGGAACTATCGTGAGGGCTACAAAAGAAGTAAGAATTATCTGTTCTGATTGTGGTGTTGAATTCCAAGAAGAAATGTAAGGGGGTGAAAGTATGAAGAAAATCCTTGCTGCTTGCATCAAGCAGATAATTCAGTTTGATTCTGAAGCTGAATATGAAGCGTTCCTGAATAAGCTGATAGGTAGTTATCATGTTGTTAGTAAGAATGTTTCCAGGGATGGAACAGTTATTGTAGAGATAAACAGAAACTACAATAACAGTAAACTGATTGAGAACTAAGAAAGGATGTGTAATATTATGTTTGATTACTCTAAGTTGCGTGGCAAGATTCGTGAAAAGTTTGGTACACAGGAAGCCTTTGCAAAGGCTATGGGATTCAGCACTGCTACATTGTCTGATAAGCTGAACAACAAAGTACAGTGGAATCAAAAGGAAATTGATAAGGCGGTTGAACTGCTTGAAATTTCCAAAGAAGATATTCCTATTTATTTTTTTAGCGAAAAAGTTCAGCTTCTTGAACAGTAAGAAAGGATTTTTGAAATGGATAATTCAAAGAAAATTATCCTTGACCTATGCGGGGGAACTGGTTCATGGAGTAAGCCCTATAAAGAAGCTGGATATGATGTAAGGCTGATAACGCTTCCTGAACACAATGTTCTTACTTATGAACCCCCAATTGGGGGGGGGGAATAAGGTTCATGGTATAATTGCAGCCCCGCCTTGCACACACTTCAGCATTGCTTGTAATAGGTTATGGGATGAAAAAGATAAAGATGGTAGAACCATTGAAGGTTTATCGGTTCTGATAGCGTGTTTGCGAATTATCGCAAAAGCAAACCCTGAATGGTGGGTTATTGAAAATCCAATAGGAAGAATGAAGCGGTTTATGGGAAATCCTGATTACAAATTTCAGTTCACTGATTTTGGATTTCCTTGTAAGAAAACTTCACTTCTTTGGGGGAACTTCAATCATCCAATTAAACAGAAGCACACTTATGAAAGAATCTATAAGCTGGAAGAAATTGATTACAAGATGCCTGAATTGTATCAGGTGGAAGGTATTATTGAAACAGACCATTCAAGAAGGGCAGCAGTTAGAAGCATAACCCCTGAAGGATTTGCAAGGGCTTTCTTTGAAGCAAACCCCTAAAAGAAAGGTGATGCGAATGAAAAATAAAATAAAGCCCAAAGATGTTGCAGATGCTTTGGGGATAAGCGTTCAAGCAGTAAGGGTTGGACTTCAACAAGGAAAGTTCCCCTTTGGAACTGCAATAAAAACTTCAGAAGCTAAATTTACTTATGCGATATACCCCAAAGCTTTTGAAGAATATGTTGGAAGGATGGTGAACCAGGGTGGGAACAATCAAATGGATGAAGCATCAGGAAGATGTTCTGAAGCAGACTGAAAAATATAACAGGGTCGCTTATTATCTTGATATGGGTTTGGGAAAAACCTTCATTGGTGCTGAAAAAATGATTCGTTTCAATACTGGGTTGAACCTTCTGATTTGCCAAAAATCTAAAATCAAAGATTGGGTTGAACACTTTGCTGAATATTACAAATATGATATTTCCGCTTATGATTTGACTAACAAAAAGCAATGGGAAGATTTTTGGAACAATCCTTGTGATTTTAGGTTCAGGGTTGGAATCATCAATTATGAACTTGCATGGAGAAGGAAAGACCTTCAGCAGCTTTCAGATTTTACACTGATGCTTGATGAATCTTCCCTGATTCAAAATGAATCTGCAAAGCGTTCCAAATTTATTCTGAAGATGAAACCAAAGAATGTGGTTCTTCTTTCAGGTACACCAACAGGCGGGAAGTATGAAAACCTTTATTCCCAACTTCAGCTTCTTGGTTGGACTATTTCAAAAGAACTTTACTGGAAGCAATATATTGAAACTGAATGGGTTGAACAGGATGGGTTCTTTAGAAAAGATGTTGTTGGTTACAAGAATGTTGAAAGGCTAAAACAGAAGCTTGCTGTACATGGGGCGATTTTCATGAAAACTGAAGAAGCTGGGATAAGCCTTCCTGAAGCAACTGTTATTCCAATAAGGTTGAAAACAACTAAGGAATATAAACAGTTTATGAAAAAGCGGGTTATCACAATTGATGGTAAAGAATTAGTTGGTGATTCAGCCCTAACACAAAGACTGTATGCAAGAATGCTTTGTGGGCAGTACAACAAAGATAAGCTTGAAGCCTTCAAGGATTTAATTGAATCTTCTGATGATAGGTTTGTGGTGTTTTACAACTTTACATCAGAACTGGAAGAACTTGAAGCCATAGCAAATGAATTGAACAGACCATTCAGCTTGGTTACTGGTGCTTGCAAAAGGCTTGATGAATATGAACAGTGCAGTAATTCCATTACCTTTGTTCAATATCAAGCTGGTGCAATGGGGCTGAATCTTCAGAAGGCGAATAAAACCATTTATTTTACCCTTCCACAAGCTTCAGAACTATTTGAACAAAGCAAAAAGAGAACCAACAGAATTGGGCAAGAAAGACCATGCTTTTATTATTATCTACTATGCAATGATAGTGTTGAAGAAGATATTCTTGCTACACTGGAATTGAGAAAGGATTATACTGATGAATTATTCAAGAAGTACGAAAAGAAAAAAGGACTTTGCTAAAAGAATTGTGATTTCTTGGGTGATTGTGTTCATTCTTGGGTTGCTTCTTGGTATAGGAATCGGAACACTTATAGGAAAAGCAACTGCTAAAGAAACAATCAGCATTGATGAACCTGATACCCCAACAATTTTTTTTACTGATAAAGTTCAAGAAACGGAACTTATAACAACTGAAAATGTGGTAGAACCTGAAAAAGCTGAACCAGTTTGCTTGGGTGTTTATAGAATCACTGCATATTGTGCTTGTGAAAAGTGTTGTGGTGAATGGGCTAAGAACAGACCTGGTGGAATCGTGAAAGGTGCTGCTGGTATTGAATTAACCCCTGGTTATTCGGCAGCTTCCCCCTTACCCTTTGGAACTGAACTTTACATAGAAGGCTATGGTGATGTAGTGATTCAGGATAGAACTGCAACCTGGGTTGTTGAAAAGTATGAAGGCAAGGTAATTGATATTTACTTTGATAATCATGATGAAGCTTTAGAATTCGGTTGCAAGTGGTTGAATGTGTACCAAAAAGAAAGTGAGGATATAAACAATGATTAAGTGCAAAACGGAATGCCCTGTTGGAAAGTTTGAAGGTTGTTGTTTCTTTTGTGATGTGAAGGGTTGCAAAGAGAAATGCACAAAAGCCCCTTCAGATTGTGAAGATGCAATTACTGTTGATGATGAAGCAGTAAATGAAGAAAAAGCCCTTGAAGCCTTTAAGGGAAATCAGCTTACAGTGCTTGAACAGATTTCCAAACTGATTATTCAGAAAAAGGAAATTGAAAAGGCTGAAGCAGATTTGAAAGTTAAGCTTCAAGAAGCTATGGAACAGTACGGAATCAAGAAGTTTACCAGTGATGTTCTGAACATTACCTATGTAGCTGCAACCACTTCCACTTCTATTGATTCTGCAAAGCTTAAAAAACTGCATCCTGATATTGCTGCTGAATGTTCTAAGACTTCAAGCAAAAAAGCATATATCAAGATTGAAGTGAAATGAAAAAGCTAACTTGCAAGGATTGTAAGCGGTTCAAATACTGCTTGGAATCTTCAAGAATGTACCCTTGCAGAAGCTTTGTAAGAAAGGAAGTGATGAACAATTGGCTGGTGAAAAAACCTTCGAAAACCAAGTGAAAAAGTGGCTACATAACCAGGGGATTTATGCAGCGGGAACACCGAAAGACAAAATGGAAGCATCCCCTGTTGGTTGGTTCTTTAAGGTTTGGGGCGGTGGTTATCAGAAAAGCGGAATTCCTGATTTGCTGATTTGCGTGAATGGATTCTTCATAGCTTGTGAATTAAAAGCTGATAATGGTAAGCCTTCAGACCTTCAGGAAAAGAACATTAAGATGATTAACCAAGGAAACGGAATTGGAATAATCCTTTACCCACAAGGATTTGAACAGTTCAAAGAAATTGTAAGGGGGGTGAAGAAATGCAATATTCACATTCAAGGGTTGAATGCTTTGAAACTTGTGCATTCAAGTACAAAATGCGTTATCTTGACGGAATAAAAACCCTTCCTGATACTGAAGCATCAAATGCCCTGATTCTTGGAACTGCTTTGCACACTGGAATTGAAGAAGGGCTTGAAGCTGGTATTCAGTATTACCTTGATGCTTTTCCCATTATCACTGATGCCCATATCAATGAAATCATGAAGCTTGAACATTGGATTCCCAAGGTTCGTGAAATGCTTCCTGAAGGAATATATGAGCAAGCCATAATTGGTTCAGACTTTATAGGGTATGCAGATTTGCTTGTTCCAGTAGAACCAATTGAAACTTTTGAAAATGCCCTTAATGGTGGAAAGTGTATTTGCAAATACAAAACTTTTGATTTGTATGATTTCAAGTATTCAAGCAATCAAAAATCCTATATGGAATCAGGGCAACTTCATGAATACAAGTATTTCATTGAAAAAACCCATCCTGATTGGAAAATCAGAAATATGTTCTTTGTTTTCATTCCCAAAGTAAGCATTAGGCAGAAGAAAACAGAAAGCTTGATGGACTTCAGGGAAAGAATTCAAGAACAGCTTAACAAAGAATCTGTTCAGATTGTTCCTATTGAGTATAACCCAAACAAAGTGGTTGAATTCGCTATGAACATCAAAACGATTCTTGAAACAAAGGACTTCCCCAAAGAAAAAAGTTTTCTTTGTGGTTGGTGTGAATACCAAGAATTTTGTGAAAGTGAGGTAGATTATATGTTACTCCCAAAGAATGAAAGAAGAAACATTGAAACAATTGATAAGAAGGTGGTTTGGCTTTATGGTGTACCTTTCAGCGGTAAAACCTTCTTAGCAAACAAGTTCCCTGACCCTATTATGTTGAACACTGATGGTAATATCAAGTTTGTTGATGCCCCTTATGTTTCCATCAGGGATGAAGTGAAGAATGATGGCAGCAGAAACCCCAAAAGAACCCTTGCTTGGGCTAACTTCAAGGATGTTATCACTGAACTTGAAAAGAAGGATAACACTTTCAAAACAGTGGTAGTTGACCTTTTGGAAGATTGCTATGAACATTGCAGAATCTATATGTATGATAAGCTGAACATTACCCATGAATCTGATGATTCCTTTAGTGCTTGGGATAAGGTAAGAACTGAATTCCTTTCCACACTGAAACGATTGATGAACATGGACTATAAAAACATCATCCTTATCAGCCATGAAGATAGAAGCAAAGATATTACCCGCAAGGGCGGTGATAAAATCACTGCAATTAAACCTAACCTTCCTGATAAGGTTGCAAACAAGATTGCTGGTATGGTTGATATTGTTGCAAGGGTTGTTGCTGATGGTGATGAAAGAACACTTTCCTTCAAGACCAATGAAGTTATCTTTGGTGGTGGTAGATTGACTGTTACAAAGAAGGAAATCCCCCTTGATTATGATGCTTTTATGGCGGTTTATGATGAAGCTAATGGAAAAGCAGTAAAGGCAACAAGGGGTTCTTCCAAAAAGCAACCTGTTGAAACCCCGCCTACTGTAAAGGATGAAGATATTCCTGATAGCGGTTCTGAAGATGATACCCCTGTTGCTGAAGCAACTGAAGGCGATTCTTTGACCCCTGAAGTTCAGGATGCAGAACCTAAGAAGGAAGATAAGGTGGAAGAACCTAAACCCCGCCAAAGAAAAAAGCGTGGTGAATGATATGCCCCATGTTCTGATGATTAGGGATAAGCCTGAAACAATCTTTGATGCAAAGGATTTTGAATATCACATTGAACAGTGTATGGGTTATGAAGCTGCTGCTTATTTCAGGGAACTGTTTGAAGAAGCTGAAGCAGAAGTTGAATCTGCAAAGCGTGGTGAAAATGCAGACCTTGCTTCTTATGAAGCTTCCCTGGAATCTAACGCAACTGCTTTCAATGATATTCAAGAAGTAGTGTTTTCCATTTTGAAATATTGTCATGGGTTAAGCAATTACCCAAACAAGTTCAAAGCGGTTCAGCCTGTAATGGAAAAGTTACAGGAAATCAAGAAAATTATAAATAATCAAATTTGAAAGTAAAAGGTGAAATATTATGGCTAACATTTGGGATAAGTTTAATGATGCGTACAATGTAAAGGATTTGGCTGATGAAGTTGCTGAAGCTGAAGCGAATGGTGAAACTGGTGGTTTTGAAGAAGTTCCACATGGTACTTATGATGTTGAAATCAATAAGATGGAACTGAAGCTTTCCAAGAATAATAACCCTATGCTTTCTGTATGGTTCAAGGTTCTTGCTGGTGATGAAAAGGGCAGATTGATTTTCATGAACCAGGTTGTAACACAGAAGTTCCAGGTTCACATTTGCAATGATTTCCTTCGTTCTTTGGATAGCGGTATTGATGTTAAATTCGTGGACTTTGGGCAGTATGAACAGCTTATTATGGATATTCATGAAGCTATTGATGGTAAGCTTGAATATGGCTTGAAGTATGGTGTAACCAAGAAGGGATTCAATACCTTTGAAATTACTGATGTTTATGAAGCAGAGTAATTGACCAAAAGCAAGGGGGTAAGGCTTAAACCCCTTACCCCCTTCAAATTTTAACAAGAAAGGAAGTGAAATCAATGCTGTTCTATGATTTTGAGGTATTCAAAGAAGATTGGTTGGTTGTAATTATGGATATGACCAATAAGAAGGAACACATCATTATCAATGATGCTGACAAGCTGGAAGCAGTATATAAGGCTAATAGGCATGATATTTGGGTTGGTTACAATTCAAGAAACTATGACCAATACATTTTGAAGGGTATTCTTTGCGGATTCAACCCAAAGGAATTGAATGATTTCATCATTGTTGAAGGCAAGAAAGGTTGGCAATATTCAAGCTTGTTTAGAAAATTTCCTTTGAATAACTATGATGTGATTCTTACCAATGATGGTGGTTTGAAATCCTTAGAAGGTTTTATGGGGAACAGCATCAAAGAAACTTCAGTTCCATTTGATATTGATAGAAAGCTTACAGAAGAAGAACTGCAAGAAACAGTGAAATATTGTAGGCATGATGTTGAACAAACCATTGAAGTTTTCATTCTTAGGAAGGAAGAATTTGAATCCCATCTTTCCTTGATTAAGACTTTTAAGCTTCCCCTTTCTTATATCAGTAAAACGAAGGCACAGCTTGCAGCCATTATTCTTGGGGCGGTAAAACAAAGGCATGATGATGAATTTGAAATTGAATTACCCCCTACACTGAAGGTTGAAAAGTATAAGCACATTGTGAATTGGTATAAAAATCCGCTGAACAGAGATTATAGCAAGATTCTTGAAACTGATGTAGCTGGTGTTCCCCATGTTTTTGCCTGGGGCGGGTTACATGGTGCAAAAGTTCAATATGCGGGTGAAGGTTATTTTATCAATGTGGATGTTGCTTCTTACTATCCAGCTTTGATGATTGAATATGATTGGCTTTCAAGAAATGTTGCAGACCGTTCAAAGTATAGAAACATCAGAGATACCCGCTTGAAGTTGAAAGCGGAAAAGAACCCAATGCAACAGCCTTACAAGATTGTTCTGAATTCTACTTATGGTGCTATGAAGGATGCCCAAAATGCAATGTATGACCCAAGGCAAGCAAATAATGTTTGTGTTGGTGGGCAACTTCTTCTGCTTGACCTGATAGAAAAGCTGGAAGGGTTTTGTGAAATCGTTCAATCCAATACGGATGGTATTCTTATCAAGATGCCTGAAGGAAATGATGAAGCAGCTTGGTTTGATAAGGTTGATGATGTTTGTTTTGAATGGGAACAAAGAACCAGGATGCAACTTGAATTTGATGAATTTAGAAAAGTTTATCAGAAGGATGTAAACAATTATGTTATTGTTACTGCTTCAGGAAAGTACAAGTGTAAAGGTGGATATGTGAAAAAGCTGAATTCCCTTGATTATGATTTACCGATTGTAAACAAGGCGGTTGTTGATTATCTGCTTCATGGAACTTCCCCTGAAGAAACAGTTGGAAACTGCACTGAACTGAAAGATTTTCAGAAGATTGTTAAGGTTAGCAGTAAATACTTATATGCACTGTATAAACCGAAAATTGAACAGAAGAAATTCAGGGATGAATCAGGCAGATTGAAAACAGCAAAGGTTTTTGTTGGTGGTGAAAAACAGAAGGAAAAGGCTTTCAGGGTGTTTGCTTCAAAGCGTTCTACTGATGGTGGAATCTTTAAGGTGAAGAATGAAAACAAGAACCCTGAAAAGTTTGCCAATAGCCCTGAAGTGTGCTTTATCATCAATGAATCAGTAAATGGAATGGAAATACCTGAACACCTTGATAAATCTTGGTATGTAGATTTTGCAAAGAAACGCTTACAAGATTTTGGTGTGTTCCTTTAATGGGAGGGGGGAGAAGAAGTATGCAACTATTCAAAGGATATGTTCAAACCAAAAATAAAAAGTGCATGGAATCCTTTAAGGGTAGAACAGACTTAAAGACCCTTGACCAAGTAAAGGAACTTCCTGAATACGCTGGTATTCTTGGTGAAGAAACTGTTTTGATTGATATTGATGATGCAGAAACATCAGAAATTCTTTTCAAAATCGTTCAGGATTTAGAATTGAAGTGTAGAGTTTACCAAACCACAAGGGGCAAGCATTTCTTGTTCAAGAATAGTGGTATGGAAAAGAATAAGACTGGATGCAAGCTTGCCATTTGCCTTCCTTCTGATATTAAACTTGGGTGCAACAATTCTTATTCCATCCTGAAGTTCAATGGTGAATGCAGAAAAGTTCTGTATGATGTTCCTGAAGATGAAATTCAAGAATGCCCAAAGTGGTTGTTTCCTGTTAAAACAACTACTGAATTTCTTGATATGGAAGCTGGGGATGGTAGAAACCAAAGCTTCTTCAACTACATACTTACTTTGCAAGCTTCTGATTTTACAGTAGAAGAAGCAAGGGAAACAATCAAAATCATTAACAAGTATGTTCTGAAGAACCCCCTTTCTGATAGGGAACTGAAAACTATTCTTAGGGATGATGCCTTTAAGAAGCCTATCTTCTTCAAAGGCAATACATTCTTATTTGATAAATTTGCAACCTACATCAAGAACAACAATCACATCATCAGAATAAATGGAAGATTGCACATTTACAAAGATGGGGTTTATGTCAGTGCTGATAGTGAAATTGAAGCCATTATGATTCAACACATCAGCAGCCTTAACAAAACCAAAAGAAAAGAAGTTCTTGCTTATCTTGAACTTCTGATAAGGGAAAACAAGAAAGAAGCAAGTTCCAATTTGATTGCATTCAAAAACGGAATTTACAACATCTTGGATGATTCCTTTGTTCCTTTCAGCCCTGAAATCATTGTAACTAACCTGATTCCTTGGGATTACAACCCCGCTGCTGAAAATGATTTGGTGGATGCGACCCTTGATAAAATGGCTTGCTATGATGAACAGATTAGGGCTTTGCTTGAAGAATGCGTTGGTTACTGTTTTTACAGAAGAAATGAACTTGGTAAGGCTTTCATCTTCACTGGTGAAGGTGCAAATGGTAAATCCACTTTCATTGATATGATTAAAACCATGCTTGGTGATGAAAACATTGCTTCCCTTGACTTGAAGGAACTTGGGGATAGATTCAAAACTGCTGAACTTTATGGAAAGCTTGCCAATGTTGGTGATGATATTGGTGATGAATTTATTGCCAACGCTTCAGTATTCAAGAAGCTGGTTACTGGTGAAAGGGTTAGTGTTGAACGAAAAGGACAAGACCCATTCGAATTCAACAATTATTCCAAGTTCCTGTTCAGTGCTAATAATATTCCAAGAATGCGTGATAAGACTGGTGCAGTTCAAAGAAGGCTTACAATCATTCCTTTTGAAGCTAAGTTTTCAAAAGAAGATGCTGATTATAGACCTTTCATAAAATATGATTTGCGTGAACAGTCAGCAGTTGAAAGGCTTATTCTTCTTGGGCTTGAAGGGCTGAAGCGGGTTATTGCAAACAATGCTTTCACTAAGGCTGATAAGGTTGATACAGCTTTGAAGGAATATGAAGAAGAAAACAATTCCATCATCAGCTTTGTGAATGAATTTGGTATTGAAAACATTGAAAACGAACCTACAAAAAATGTGTATGCTGCTTATTCAGAATTCTGCTTTGTAAATGGTTTGAAAGAAGCTTATTCCAATATCAGCTTCAGTAAACAAATTCAGAAAAGATATGGGTTTGATATTGTATCAACCCGCCTGAAAAGTGAAAACAACATGGTTTGTAGAGTGTTCAAGAAAAGGAAGTGATGCTGATGGTAGTTGTTGCTAAGAAGAAAATCAGAGAACAAGCACAAGTGTTTGGTGATGCTTATGGTTGCACTGTTCTTCTGAATATCGAAAAAGGGCAAAAATGGAACGCAACTTGCAGTGGTGCTTATTGGGTTTTATCCGGGCGGGGAAACCCAATAAAGCTTCGATTTACCAAAAAGGCATTTAACGAAATCTTCGAAAGTGAGGAAGCAAAGGATGATTAAAGATAGCGGAAACAGAACGAATTTTGAAAGCGGTGCTGTTAGAGATATTCAGAGTGGAAAAGGAAGATGTGATTTAATGCCCCTGGGGGTTGTTGCTAACCTTATTGATTCTGAAGAAATCAGGGAAATTTCTCTTTTCAAAGATACTGGTGATACTGGTTTTCTGTATGCTTGCCTGAAGGAATTCTGCAATGATTCCCCCTTTTTCAGTGCTTATGCTATGTTGCTTGAAGTGGCAAAGCATTTTGAAGAAGGTGCTGAAAAGTATGGTGAAAATAATTGGCAGAAAGGAATTCCAGTTCATAGCTACATTGATTCTGCAATTAGGCATTTACTTAGATACTGGAACAATGAAAATGATGAAAGGCACGATAGGGCTTTCTGCTGGAACATCCTTTGTGCAATTTGGACTTGTGAAAATAAGCCTGACCTGAATGATTTCAGTGTGAAGGGTGAAGCTGATTCTGATGAAAGAACAGTTCTTGAAGTGGTAAAAGCCATTGCACATGATTTGGGGATTGAAGTTCAGTTTGTTGATGATTATTGCAGTAAGTGCATCCATCAGGATAAAGAACCTAAAGAATTCCCTTGCAGTGAATGCAGTTCCAAGTTTGATGAAATGCCTACTAAATTTGAAAGGAAGTAATTGCTATGAAGATTATTAAACCAAGTGTTGAAATCATTACCCCCATTGATGGTGAAGCAATCCTGAAGATGCTTGAAGCGGTTGGAAGGACTTGTTACAAGTCTGAAGATAAGATTCAGGAAGGTTCTGCTGAAAAGTTCATTGCTGGTATTGTGAAGCGTGGGCATGAAGCAGTTATTGAGCATTACAACATTACTGTTAAGTTCATTTGTGATAGGGGTGTAACCCATGAGATTGTAAGACACAGATTAGCTTCCTATTGCCAGGAATCCACAAGATACTGCAACTATTCCAGTGATAAGTTTGGCACTGAAATCACAGTGATTAAGCCCTGTTACCTGGATGAAGGAACTGAAGGTTACAGAATGTGGACTGGGCTTTGTTCCCTTGCTGAAGCTTACTATTTTGATTTGCTGAATTATGGTTGTACCCCACAAGAAGCCAGGGCGGTTCTTCCTAACAGTTTGAAAACTGAACTGGTTATGACTGCAAACATTAGGGAATTCAGGCACTTCTTCAAGCTTAGATGTTCTAAAGCAGCACATCCCCAAATGCGTGAAGTTGCCTTGATGCTTTTGAAAGAATTCAAAGAAAGGATTCCTGTTCTGTTTGATGATATTGATGAAGGAATGTGATTCTTATGAATCGTTCCCAAAGAAGAAAGCTTCAGAAACAAGGTGTTGCAGTTCCAAAAGAGCCTGTTATAAATATAAAATCTTCTGATGTAACTGCAATGAAGGTGGATGCAACCAACAAAGCAGCAGATTTAGCATTTTTCCTGATGCTTGCTATTCCAGTGATGGTGATTCATGACAAATACCCAAAGATTATGAAGCGGGTTGAAGATGGAAAACCAAGGGAAGAAAGATTTGCTGATTTGTGCCTTGATTTATATGATTCTTTTCAGAAGGGTTATGTTTCAATTGAGGATTTGCAGAAGTGCTTGTGGGAAGAAGCTGGTGTAAAGATAGAAAGGAAGTAAGCTATGGGAAATAAAGATAATCCAAGAAACAATTCTGAAGGGTATGCAGACCCCACAGCTTATGAAGGTACTAAGAACATCATCAGGGAAGAAAACCTTCAGCAGAAGCGAATTACTGAACTGATGAATGTTCTTAGATACATAATTGATAAAGCTGGATTTGAATTGAAATACAGAATTGTTCTTGTGGATAAGAAAACTGGAAAGGAATATAGGTGATGGATAAAGCAGTTGATTATGTAATTGTTTCAAAGCCTGACCATATAACTTTTACTTGCCCACATTGCAATGAATACGATTAAGGAAGGTGATTCTGATGAAGAAGAAAAAAGCTGGTTATTTCCTGATTATTGACCCCCAAAAGAATAGCCTTAGAATCAGCACTGAAGATGAATGGCTGATTGAACAGGTGGTTAAAAACAATGCTAACATCAAGAAGCACAAAACCATTAAGGAACTGCTTGATGAAGTTAGGGATTATCTGAAAGGCGGTGGGCAAGATGTTGAATAATGATTATGTGAAGATGCAAGAACTACTTGGGGATTTTTGTACCAATGAACTGATTGCTTTTCTGAATGAACATCATTATTGGACTTGCCCCGCTTCAGTGAAGCATCATGGAAATGAAACAGGCGGTTTGTTTGCCCATTCCATAGCAGTTGCAAAAACCCTGATTGATTTAACCAATAAGCTTGGGCTTGTTTGGCAGCGTGAGGAATCCCCCGCTATTATTGGTTTGTTCCATGATATGTGCAAAACTGATGATTATGTGTATGTTGTAGATTCCCCTGGTAAGGAATTGTTTGGTGGTGCTGTTGTAAATGAAGCTGGGCATTGGGATTACAACCCTGAACCCATTGTGAAGGGGCATGGTGATAAATCGGTTCTGATGCTTTCAACAGTGCTTCAGCTTACAGAAGAAGAAATGTATTGCATCCGCTTTCACATGGGGGCTTTCACTGATTCTTCTGAATGGAAGTTCTACACAAACGCTGTTCACAAGTTTAACAATGTGCTTTGGGTACATCAGGCAGATATGATTGCAGCACATTGTTTGGGGGTGTGATGGATGCCCCCAAAGGACTTCATAAAGACAGAAGCAAAAGTGTTCTTGGATGGTAAGGAAGTTACAAATTTTTTTACTGAAGAAGTTCAGGTTATTGGAACTGATGAATGTAATTCAGGGGAAGTTCTTAAACTTTATGATTCCTTCAGTGGAACAATTACCCTTTCAGGAAAACAAGCAAAGCGGTTCATTAAAGCAATGGTGAAGGCTGAAAGAAAGTATAAAATTCAGCAGTTGAAAATTAAGTTTCAAAATCTGTTCAAGGTTGTTGCAAGTTTGTTCAAGGTTGGAAAATGAACCTTGAACAAGGGAAACCCTTGAAAACAAAGGCTTTTTAGTGGTAGTTGTTAAAGATGTTCAAGGTGTTCAAGATAATATATTACTTAGAATTATTTTTTGAATAAAAAAAATACAAGTGTAAGAATTTTTTTTTCTAAAAATATTAAGTATATAGAAAATACCTTGAACACCTTGAACATTGAACATTTTTACAACCCAAAAACCCTTGTAAATAAAGGCTTTTTCACTTGTTCAAGGTTTGAAGCCTTGAAAAACTATCTTGAACAAAAACCTTGAACAAGAAAGAAGGTGTTATGATGCAAGCAAAGCAATACTTAAAAAAGGCAAAAAGAATTGATTCCTTTATCAGAGCAAAGGAAGAAGAACTTGAAATGTTAAGGTTGAAAGCATCCAGTGTAGGTGCTATGAACCTTTCAGCAGATAAAGTACAATCAACCCCTAACCCAACAAAGCTTCAGGATGATGTGATTGCTATTCTTGAATGTGAAGATAAGATTAAAAAGGCAATCCAGGATTTAAGGAAGCTGCACACTGAAATTACAGAAAAGATTGATGAAATTGATAATGATGATTTCAGGCTGATTCTGATTCTAAGATATTTGAATTTGAAAGAATGGGAATTTATAGCGGTTGAAATGAACTTTTCATATTCACACACACTATTTCTGCATAAACAAGCCTTAGATGCTTTTCAGACAAAGCACAAGGATTTTCTTGAAAACAATAAACAACAGAGGAAATGATAGTTTAACCTATGCTATAATAGTATTGTGGAAATTTACAAGAACACTTGAACTTGTTCAAGTGTTCTTATTTTATGCAGAAAGGAAGGTGAATTTCATTGACTGACAAGCAGCGAAAGTTTTGTGATGAATACCTGATTGATTGTAACGCAACCAGGGCTTACAAAGTTGCTTACCCCAATGTTAAAAGTGATGGGGCGGTTAGGGCTTGTGCTTCTAAATTGCTAACAAAACCTAACATTAAAGCTTACATTGATGCAAGGCTTGAAGAAATGAGTTCCGCAAAGGTTGCCAGTGCTGAAGAAGTGATGAAATACCTTACTTCTGTAATGCGTGGTGAATGCACTGAACAAATTCCCCTTCTGATTGGTGAAGGTATTCAGAAGCTTGCTGATAAAGATATTGGTGCAAAAGAACGCTTGAAAGCTGCTGAATTGCTTGGTAAGCGTTATGGGCTGTTTAAGGATAATGTTTCACTTGAAGTTGAACCAGTTGTTATTGTAAATGACCTAACAGAATAGGCGGTGCAATATGAAAATTTCACTTCAAAAAACAGTTGGTAAGAACTATTTGGATTTTTGGAATACAAAGAAAAGATATAGAGTATGCAAAGGTTCAAGAGGTTCAAAGAAATCCAAAACAACAGCTTTGAACATGATTCACAGATTGTTTCAATATCCCCTTGCAAATGGCTTATGTGTAAGAAGATATTCAAATACTTTAAGGGATTCTGTTTATTCAGATTTGAAATGGGCAATTCATAAACTTGGATTGGATGCTTACTTTGAATGCACTGTTTCCCCTATGCAGATTGTTAGAATATCCACAGGGCAAAAGATTCTTTTTCGTGGTTTGGATGATGGTTTGAAAATCACATCTATTTCAGTTGATTATGGTGTTCTTTGCTTTGTCTGGATTGAAGAAGCTTATGAAATCAGTAATGAGGATGATTTTAATAAGCTTGATATGTCTATTCGTGGTGAAGTTCCTGAAGGTTATTTCAAACAGATTACTTTAACTTTCAACCCTTGGAGTGCTACAAGCTGGATTAAGGCAAGATTCTTTGATGTTTTGGATGATGATATTTTTACCAAAACAACTACTTGGGAATGTAATGAATGGTTGGATGAATCTGATAGAAAAATCTTTGAAAAGATGAAGCTGAACAATCCCCGCAGATACAGAATTGAAGGTGAAGGGGAATGGGGTATTGCTGAAGGTTTGATTTATACTAATGTTGAATTTAAGGATTTCAATATTGATGAAATAAAAGCAATACCAGGCATTAAAGCAGCTTTTAATCTTGACTTTGGTTTTACAGACCCTAACGCTTTTGTTTGTGAAATGGTGGATAACACCAACATGATTATCTATGTATTTGATGAATGGTACAGAACTGGTGTAACCAATAGAATCATTGCACAAGCTATTAAAGATATGGGTTATGGTGGGCAAAGAATTATTTGTGATTCTGCTGAACCTAAATCTATTGCAGAACTTCAGGAAGAAGGCATAAAAGCAGAGCCTTCAAGAAAAGGTAAAGATTCAGTGAATCATGGCATTCAGTTAATTCAGAACTATAAGATTATAGTGCATGAAAAGAATTGCCCTGAATTCAAAAAAGAAATACAAAATTATTGTTGGGAAGTTGGAAAAGATGGAAAGCCTACTGATAAACCTAACCATGAATTTTCACATGGTATGGATTCTATGCGGTACGGTGTTTCTAAGGTTCTGCTTCCTGAAACATTTAGTTTTGAATAATTTAGAAAGGTGGTGAAAATAGCGTGTTTGGTTTTTTAAAAGATAAGCATAATATGCTGAATCCTGAAGCAAGCCCTTCCCCTGATATGATGGCAAAGCAGATTGCAAAGAACATCAGTGAAAAGCAGTTTATTGAACTGGAACTGTTGAGATGGAAGAAAAGCCCTAAAAGAATTGCTATGCTTGAAGGTGAACGCTATTATCAGGGTGAACATGATATTCTTACAAGAAAAAGAACTGTAATTGGTAAGGATGGCAACCTTCAGGAAGTTGAAAATCTTCCCAATAATAAGATTGTGGATAATCAGTATGCCAAAATGGTTGACCAAAAGACCAATTACCTTTTGGGGCAACCCCTTACTTTTGATACTGAAGATGATGCTTATGAAGCTGCACTTTCTGAAGTATTCAATAAGCGTTTTCACAGAACCCTGAAAAATGTGGGTGAAAATGCTTTGAATTGTGGTATTGGTTGGATTTTCCCTTACTTTGATGAAGCTGGTGTGTTCCGCTTTATGCGTTTTGAACCATTTGAAATTCTTCCTTTTTGGAAGGATGCTGAACACACTGTTTTAGATTTTGCAGCAAGGCTTTATCAGGTAGAAGTTTATGAAGGAACTACTTACACGATTCAGGAAAAAGTTGAACTTTACTATTCTGATAGAATTGAAAAGTATGATTTCAATGATGGTGTTCTTGTTCCTGATGCGGATGCCCCTACTTCTGATTACATTACTTTTGAAGATGAAGATGGAAACCCGCAAGGCTACAATTGGGGCAAAGTTCCCCTTGTTGCGTTCAAGTATAACAGTAGAGAAATCCCCCTTATCAGAAAAGTGAAATCCTTGCAAGATGGCATTAACACAATGCTTTCTGATTTTGAAAACAATATGCAAGAGGATTCCAGGAACACAATTCTTATCATTAAGAACTATGATGGGCAGAATTTAGCTGAATTCAGGCATAACTTAGCTACATTTGGTGCAGTTAAGGTGAAAACCATTGATGGTGCTGAAGGCGGTGTTGATGCCCTTCAGGTTGAAGTGAATGCAGAAAACTACAAAGCTATTCTTGAAGTGTTCAAAAAGGCACTGATTGAAAATGCTATGGGTTATGATGCAAAGGATGATAGACTTGCTGGAAATCCAAACCAAATGAATATTCAAAGTATGTATTCTGATATTGATTTGGATGCAAATAGTATGGAAACTGAATTTCAGGCAAGCTTTGAAGAACTGCTTGAATTCGTTCACATCTATTTCATCAATCAGGGCTTGGGTGATTTCACTGGTTCTGAAGTGAACATTATTTTCAATAGGGATATAATGTTGAATGAATCTGAAGTGATTGATAACTGTTCTAAATCGGTTGGAATCCTTTCTGATGAAACAATCATTTCCCAACATCCTTGGGTTACTGATGTTAAGGGTGAGATTGAACGCAAAAAGACAGAAAAGCAAGAAAATCTTGATGAATATGCTAATGCTTTCAATCCAGTAAGCCCTACAACTGACCCTAACAACCCTGATGATGAAGGCGGTGAAGGTGATGAATAATAGCGATTACTGGAAGAAGCGGTTTGAAATTCTTGAACAATCGGCTGTTTCTAAAGGTGCAAGCTATTATTCTTCCCTTGAAAAAGAATATAGGGAAGCAAGCAGAAGAATTGAAAGTGAAATTTCAACTTGGTACACACGATTTGCAACCAACAATGGAATTACCCTTTCTGAAGCAAGAAAACTTTTGAATTCTTCTGAACTTGCTGAATTTAGGTGGACTGTTCAGGACTATATCAAGTTTGGTGAAGAAAATGCCTTGAATGGGCAGTGGATGAAACAACTTGAAAACGCTTCTGCAAGGGTTCACATTTCCCGCCTTGAAGCTTTGAAAATTCAGATGCAACAGCAGATGGAAGTTCTGTATGGAAATCAAACAGATGGTATTGATACCCTTGCAAGAAAAATCTATTCTGATGGGTATTATCACACTGCTTTTGAGATTCAAAGGGGCTTTAATGTTGGTTGGGATTTACAAGACTTGAATGAAAAGCAGCTTGAAAGGGTTCTTAGTAAGCCTTGGACTGCTGACAACCAAACCTTCAGGGATAAGTGTTGGAAACAGAAAACAGACCTTGTTTCAACTGTTTCCACTGAACTTACACAAGCTATAATGCGTGGTGATTCCCTTGATAAAGCCATTAAGACCATTTCAGAAAAGTTCAAGGTTGCAAAGAACAAAGCTGGAAGGTTGGTAATGACAGAATCAGCCTACTTTGCTTCTGAAGCACAAAAGAACTGCTTCAATGAATTGGATGTAGAAAGATTTGAAATTGTTGCAACCCTTGATTCCCACACTTCAAAGATTTGTCAAGATTTAGATGGGCAAGTATTTGAAATGAAGGATTATCAAGCTGGTGTAACAGCCCCGCCTTTTCATCCCTGGTGCAGAACTACAACAGTTCCTTATTTTGAAGATAACTACACTGAAAGGGCTGCAAGGGATGCTGAAGGTAATACTTACTATGTTCCTTCCAATATGACCTATAAGGACTGGAAGAAAGCCTTTGTTGATGGCGGTTCTAAGGGCAATTTGCAAAAAGCTGATATTTCTGATATAATTAAAATAGGGGATGTATCGGCACTGAAGGAAGCAATCTTTAATAAGAATAAAAGCTTCCTAAGTGATGCCCAACAGAAAGAACTTCAAACAATCCTTGATGGTATGGATGATGAACAGCTAACCCTTTATGATAAGCTTTCTGAAAACTTTGCAAGAAATGATTATCATTATAAAGGCGGTGCTGCTTATTATCCTTGGGAAAGAAAAGTTAAAATGAACATTGATGCTAATTCTTGGGATAAAGCCATTGGCACTGGTTACACTGGTGCTTGGAATACTAAGTTCCATGAAGAATTCCATCAGTTAGACCACATTTTAGCTTTGAACAAAACCAAATTTGCAAAAACTGCAAGTGGAAGCTTTGCAGATAAGTTTACACACATTTCAACAGATTATGGCAAGCGTATGATTCAAGCCATTGATGATGATATTCTTTCTGCTATCAATAAAGCGGTTGATTGGCGAAATGCTGAAAGGGTTGCAGATGGGATGGAAGCAACATTCAAGCACTTGAAGAACCTGGATAGAATTTCAGGTGATGCTTCTGATTCCCTTGTGTATTGGCTGAAACAGAACTATGGAACAGCTAAGAGAAAAGCCCAAATTGATTTGTTTACTGATGCAGTTGGATTATCTACAAAGAACAGAATTCCCCTTTACAGTAAAGGCTTTTGGGGGCATACCCCCGCTTACAATAAGGATAGAGGTAAAAGCGGTGCTACAAGTGAAACTTGGGCAACCTTTGCTTCTTTGTTCAATTGTGGGGATGCTGAAACTGTAAAGATTATTCAAGAATTGATGCCTTCCACATGGGCAACCTATTCTGATATTATGAAGGAAGTTCTTGAATTCGCTGCTGATAATCCTTTGATATATCCAAAATAAGGGGGTGCAATTATGAAACTAACTGAAAAGGAAAAGAAGGTTCTTCAGGATGAAGAAGAACTTGCTTATCAGGAATATAATAAAAAAGTTGGCGGTGAACCCATTGGGCTTACTGTTCCTTTTGGTTATCCCCCTGGTGTTGAAGAAAAAGGTGGTGTAATTGCAGTTTATAAAGAGTGCATCAAGAAAGGTGTTACTTGGGAAAAGCTGCTTAATTACAATCCTATTGATGAAGGGGCTGATGTATGATGTTCTTTAAGAAGAAACCAAAGAAGCTGAAGCAACCTGAAATCAACGCAATCAACAATAAGCTTGCTTACCCTGAAGCAATTGTTTTTTGCCCAAGATGCGGTAAGAAGCTTGAATATTTTCCTGTTGGGAATGCTGCTGAAGTAAAATGCACTTCAAAAGGGTGCATCAGGGGCAGTTCCAGGGGAATTTACACTTATCTTAGTGATTAAGGCTTAAAACCTTTTTCATAAAAATTTCATAGGTATTCTGCTATTAAGCAACCTTTAATAATCGTTTATATGCGGTTATATAGGTTGCTTTTTTCGTGGAATCCTTGAAAAATTCGCCATTTTGGTATTTTGGGCGGTAACTACAAAGACAAATTACAAGGATACGAACCTTGGAAAAAACGGAACAATTTGAAAGGTGGTAAAAATCATGAACAAAGAAAAGCTTATTGAAATGGGTTTGACTGAAGAACTTGCAACCAGTGTAATGAAAGAACTGGATGGGAACTATGTACCCAAGGCAAGATTCAATGAAGTTAATACCGAATTGAAACAGGCAAAAGACCAGGTAAAGGAACGAGATTCACAGCTTGAAACCTTGAAGAAGAATGTTGGTGATTCTGAAGAACTGAAGAAACAGATTGAAACCCTTCAGAATGATAACAAAACCAAGGATGAAGCCCATGCTGCTGAAATCAAGCAGATTAAAATTGATGCTGCTGTTGATAAAGCATTGGCTGATGCAAAGGCTAAGAATCCTAAAGCTGTTAAGGCACTGTTGGACTTAGCAAAGGCTGAAATTTCTGATGATGGCACTATTAAGGGATTGGATGCACAGATTAAAACCCTTTCTGAAGCTGAAGATTCCAAATTCCTGTTTGATACTGACAACACACAGAATAAGAATCAGAATTCCAAAGGCTTTGTTCCTGGACAGAAAAAAGATGGTGTTCCTGGTGCATCTTCTGAATACGAAACCCGCCTTGCTGAAGCAAGGAAAAATGGAAACACACTTGAAGCAATCAAGATTAAACAGGAAGCTGCTGCTGATGGTGTTGTTCTGATTTAAGTAAAAACACAAACAATTTTCTATTTATGAAAGGATGGTATTGATTATGCCTAATAATGTTACTGGTATTGGTACTACTTGGAATTTGCCCAACTATGCGGGTGAACTCTTTACTGCTGACCCTACACAGACCCCGCTGCTTTCCATGATTGGTGGACTTACTGGTGGTAAGCAGACTGACAATTTTGAATTCCCTACTGCTGTTCTCTTTGATTATCCTGATGCTGCACAGCCTGAAATTTCTGAAAGTGCTTCTGCTACTGCTCCCGCTGCTTCTGCTATTACAAGAAGTCAGGAAAGCAATGTGGTTCAGATTCATCAGGAAGTTATTGATTTGACTTATGCAAAGCTTTCCAATGGTGGTAGAATGAGTGGAATTAACACTGCTGGGCAGTCTGCTAACCCCGCTGATGAAAAGGCTTGGCAGATTCAGCAGAAGCTTATTAAGATTGCAAGGGATGTTGAATTTTCCTTCCTTCGTGGTTCTTATCAGAAGTCTACTGCTGCGAATGTTGCGAACAAAACCCGTGGTATGCTTGAACTTGCTGCTACTGTAAACACTGTTGATGGTGCTGGTGCAGCTATTACCACTGATATGATTAAGGCACTTATGCTGGAAATGGCTGATAATGGTGCTTACTTCAACAATATGATTCTGTTTGCTGGTGCAAAGCAGAAACAGGCTATTACTTCCCTCTATGAAAAGCAGCTTGGTTACAATCAGGGTGCTGCAAGAAATGTGGGCGGTATGAATGTAACTGAAATCGAAACTGATTTCTGCAAGCTTGGTATTGTTTGGGATAGATTCATGCCTGATGATTCTATTCTGATTGCTGATGTTGCACACATTGCCCCTGTTTTCCAGGCTGTTCCTGGTAAGGGTGTTCTGTTTGAGGAAGAGCTTGCCAAGGTTGGTGCTTCTGATAGAATTCAGATTTATGGACAGATTGGACTTGCACATGGTCCTGCATTCCTTCATGGTTCTATCACTGGACTTGCTTAATTGAAAGGAAAGGTGAACAGAATGTTTAAGATTACTGGAAAGAAGGCTGGTATTCTCTGGGATGCAGAGAATAACAAGCCTATGGTGAAATTTGTTAATGGTGTAGCTGAAACTGATGATGAAGCTGTTGCCATTAAGATTCGTGATATGGGTTATGCTGTTGAAGGTGATTTTACCCCCGATAACCCTTATCAGAAGATGAAGGTGGATGAACTGAAGGCTTATGCTGCTGAAAAGAGCATTGACCTTGGGGAAGCTTCCAACAAGAAGGAAATCATTGCAAAGATTCAGGAAGCTGAAGCGAATGCTTAATGAAGGGATGGTGCAACTATGATTGAAGATGTAATTAAAAGATTGGCTTCTTTTGGCTATGAAGTTACTGAAGCTGATACTTGGGTTCTGAAGTTTATCATTGATAAAACTGAAAACCACATCAAAAATAGTTGCAACTTTTCTGAAATTCCTGAAGGGCTATATCAAGTTGCAGTGGATATGGCTTGTGGTAACTTTTTGTATGAAAAGAAAGCGGTTAATCCTGATAGTTTAGCGGGGTTTGATTTAGAAGCAGCGGTGAAATCAATTCAGGAAGGTGATACCAATGTAAGCTTTGCATTGGGTGAAGGTTCTTCAACACCTGAACAAAGGTTGGATGCCTTGATTTCTTACTTGATTGCCTATGGTGAAAAAGACTTTGTTTCTTATAGGTGTATGAAATGGTAAAACAGAAGAAGGCTTTACAGCTTTTTTGGAAAGATTCTTGTTCTGTTTTCATCCAAAGTAAGAAACAGAATCCAACTACTAAAAGAACTGAATTTGATGAAACTGCTTTATTCGAAAATCAACCCTGTAAACTATCTTTTGAAACCTTAACTTCAACTTCAGAAACAGACCATGCCCCTTCTATCAGTCAGGGTGTGAAGCTGTTTTTGGATTCTGAACTTTCTGTTCCCGCTGGTTCAAAAGTTGTGGTTGTAAGAAATGGCAGAACCTTCACTTACAAAGCAAGCGGTGAACCTGGTGTATTTACTAATCATCAGGAAATTCCACTTGAATTGTTTGAAAGCTGGGCTTAATTATGGCTACTTGGGGAAGATGCGATTTCAAACAACTTAAAGACCTTCAGGAACGAATACAGAAGTTAGAAGGTAATGATTTTGATGCTTTTTGTGAAGCTTGTGCTAAAGAGTTGGCTGCAAGACTTTTGGCAAAGGTTATTAAAAGAACCCCTGTTGGTGATTATCCATCTTCCACAGGCAAAATGGGCGGTACATTAAGGCGGGGTTGGACTGCTAAAACAGAAGCAGAAGCTTCTTCAGGTGGTAAATCTGATGCTAAAGCTTATGCTGATGCTTTGCCCATAACAAAATCAGGAAGTATGATTCAGATTGAAATTATCAATCCTATTCATTATGCTTCCTATGTTGAATTTGGGCATAGAACCCGCAACCACAAAGGATGGGTAAAGGGCAAGTTTATGTTGACAATTTCAGAACAGGAATTGCAATCACAAGCCCCTAAAATCCTTGAAAATAAACTAAAAAAATACTTGGGGGAATGTTTCAATGGTTAATGAACTTTTGAATGGTATATCCATTAAGCTGAACCAAGTATTTGGTGATGGGTATGAAATTTATGGTGATACTGATGTTGTGCAAGGTTTGAATGAACCTTGCTTCTTTATTGCCATTTTGAACCCTTCACAAACCAAACTGATAGGGCAAAGATATTTTAGGGAACATCCATTTGATGTTCAGTTTTTTCCTACTAAGTCAGGTGATAATGTTGAACTTCAGGAAGTTGCTTCTGAATTGTTCCTTGCCCTGGAATATATAACCCTTCTGAATGGTGATTTGGTTCATGGAACATCAATGAATTATGAAGTTGTTGATGGTGTTCTTCATTTCAGGGTGAATTACAATATGTTCCTTAGAAAAGTTGAACCCAAAGACAACATGGAAAGTATTTCTGTTGATGAAAACACAATTTAAGGAAGGTGAATCTATATGGCTAAAGCTGATAACGCTGAAGCAAAGGTTACTAAGGTAACTTTTACTAAAGCAAAGATTCTTACATTCAAGCGTTATTTCAATAGGGTTGACCTTTTGAATGTTCTGCTTGATGAAAACAAAGCTTATACTACTGATGAAGTGGATGCTTTGATTGAAAAATTTATGAAAGGTAAGGTGAAATAAGAATGGCACTTGGTGGCGGTGTATTTGTTACACAGAATAAAGTTCTTCCTGGTTCTTACATTAACTTTGTAAGTGCTTCTGCTGCTTCTGCAACCCTTTCTGATAGGGGTACTGCTGCATTCCCCATCATTCTTTCTTGGGGTGAAGATAACAAGGTATTTACTGTTACTGCTGAAGAATTTCAGAAGGATTCTTTGAAAATTTTTGGCTATCCTTATACTGCTGATGAATTGGCTGGGCTTCGTGATTTGTTCTTGAACATCAAAGCTTGCCATTTCTATAAGCTGAATAGCGGTGGTGCAAAGGCTTCTTGCACTTTTGCTACTTCAAAATATCCTGGTGTTCGTGGTAATACTATCATGATTGCCATTTCTGCAAGTGAGGGAAGCACACCTGATAAGCAGATTTGGGATGTGGTAACTTACTTTGATGGTGTTCAGGTAGATGAACAGCTTGCAGTTGAAAAGGCTGCTGACCTTCAGGATAATGATTATGTGGTTTGGGTTGACACTGCAACCCTTGCTGCTACTGTTGGCACTTATTGCAGTGGTGGTACTGATGGCAATGCACTTGATGCTAACTATCAGAGTTTCCTTGATGCAATTGAAAGCTATTCCTTCAATACAATTGGTACTGTTTCCAAGGATGATACCATTAAACAGCTTTTCGCAACTTGGACTAAAAGAATGCGGGATGATGTTGGTATTAAGTTCCAATGTGTACTTTACAGATATGCGGATGCAGATTTTGAAGGTGTTATTTCTGTTGAAAACAAGCTGGTTGGTGAAGTTGATACAGAGGAAGGCAACACTGAAACTGCAAGCCTTGTATATTGGGTAACTGGTGCTGAAGCTGGTTGTGCAGTGAATAAGAGTTTGACCAATGCAACCTATACTGGTGAATTTGATGTTGATGTTTCTTATACACAGATGCAGCTTGAAGCAGCTATTAAGGCGGGTAAGCTTATCTTCCATCAGGTAAATGATACTGTTAGAATCCTTGAAGATATTAACACTTTCATTTCTGTTACTGATGGTAAGAGTGCTGATTTCTGTTCTAATCAGACTATGCGAGTTCTTGACCAAATTGGTAATGATATTGCTTCTTTGTTCAATACTAAGTATTTGGGCAAAGTTCCGAATGATAACGCTGGTAGAATTTCCTTGTGGAATGATATTGTTAAGCATCATCAGGAACTTGAAGCTATCAGAGCAATTGAGAACTTCGAACCTGATAGATTGACTGTTGCAAAGGGCGATACCAAGAAAGCAGTTGTGGTTACAGACTATGTAACCCCTGTTAATGCTATGGCACAGCTTTACATGACAGTCATTGTTGAGTAAAGAAAGGGGGATTAAGTAAATGAGCAACATTATGAATGCAAAAGATGCTGTTTCTGCTTCTTTGGCTGAATGCTTTGTAACCATTGAAGGAAACAGATATTGTTTCATGCAAGCCATTAACCTTGAAGCTTCCTTTGAGAAGAACAAAAGTGAAGTTCCCATTCTTGGCAAGACTGGTAAAGGTAATAAGTCTACTGGTTGGAAGGGAACGGGTTCTGCAACCTTCCATTACAACACTTCCATCTTCAGGGAACTGATGATGCGTTACAAGAATACTGGTGAAGATATTTACTTTGATATTCAGGTATCTAATGAAGATGCAACTTCTTCTGTTGGTAGGCAGACTGTTATTCTTAAAGATTGCAATATGGATGGCGGTATTCTTACCAAGTTTGATGCAGATGCAGAATATCTTGATGAAGATATGGATTTCACCTTTGAGGATTTTGAAATTCCTGAAAAGTTCAATCTGCTTAATGGCATGATGTAATTAAAAAAATATGGGGGATTCCTTTAATTACTGAAGGAATCCCCTTAAATTTTGAAAGGATGGTTTAATTATGGGAAATCTTTCTGCATTTCTTGCTGAAAACGCACTGAAAGTTGAAAACATTAAACATATCGTTTCCAAACGATTTGTGAATGAAGATAAGAAACCTATTGAATGGGAAATTGCTTGTATTACATCCAGTGAGGATGAAAAGCTTAGAAAGGATTGCACTAAAAGAATCCCTGTTCCTGGGAAGCGTAATCAGTTCACTATGGAAACTGATTATAACCTTTATCTTGGTAAGCTTGCTGCAAAGTGTACTGTATTCCCCAATTTGGATGATGCAGAACTTCAGAATTCTTATGGGGTTATGGGTGCTGATGCTTTGCTGAAGGTTATGCTTACCCCTGGTGAATATGCGGATTACCTTACTAAGATTCAGGAAGTAAACGGTTTTGATATTTCCTTTGATGAAAAGGTGGATGAAGTAAAAAACTAATTCGTGAAGGTGATACTGAAGCAACTGTTGCTTATTATTGCCTTCACAAGTTTAATATGCTTCCTTCACAGTTTCTTAATCTTCCAAGAAATGAAAGGGCTTTTATCGTTGCTTCCATTCAATTAAAAGTTGAACATGACAAGGAAGAAGAAAAGAAGATAAAAGCTAAATCAAAGAAACGCTGATGGGGGATTATTACAAAGGAATTTGTGATAGTTCCCCTATTTTTTTTTATTCTTACAGAAAGGAAGGTGAAAATGATTGGCTACAATTAGAACTTCAATCCAGTTGTATGATGCTATGTCCCCCGCTTTGCGTTCTATGAATAAAGCCCTGAATGTAGTGTTGAACAGTTTTGAAGCTATGCAAAGTGCATCTTCCAGCCCTGTTGATAGTTCTGAAATTCAGGAAGCAAGAAATGAACTTGCAAGGGTGGAAACCCAACTGGATTCTGTTGAACAGAATATTAGGCAAAGCAATGAACAGCAAAGGCAGTTCAATGATACTATCAAAAATGGTTCAAATGCTGCTTCTGATTTGAAATCTAAATTCATGGGAATTGTTTCTGTAATTGGCGGTATGATGGGTTTGAAAAAAGTATTTGATTTGTCGGATGAACTTACCCAAACTACTGCACGATTGAACATGATGAATGATGGACTTCAAACCACTGAAGAACTGCAAAATATGATTTTTGCATCCGCACAGCGTTCAAGGGGTGCTTATCAGGCAACTGCTGATGCCGTTTCCAAAATGGGTATTATGGCGGGTGATGCGTTCAGTAGTAATGCAGAACTGGTTGCCTTTGTGGAACAGCTTAATAAGCAGTTTACCATTGCTGGTACATCCCAAGAAGGTATTTCTGCTGCTATGCTTCAGCTTACACAAGCTATGGGTTCAGGTGTTCTTCGTGGTGAAGAACTGAATTCAGTGTTTGAGCAAGCCCCTACAATCATTCAGGCAATTGCAGATTACTTGGATGTTCCTATTGGGCAGATTAGAGCAATGGCACAAGAAGGGCAGCTTTCAGCGGATGTTGTAAAGAATGCAATGCTTAGTGCTGCTGATGAAACCAATGCTAAATTTGAATCTATGCCTAAGACCATTGGGCAAGTATGGCAATCTATCAAGAATCAAGCCCTTATGGAATTTCAACCTATTCTTCAGAAAATCAATGAAGTTGTGAACACAGATAAGTTTAATAACCTTGTTGATGGGGCAATTGGTGCAATTACAACCCTTGCTTCTATCGCAACTGCTGCTTTTAATGCCCTTGCTTCTGTTGCGGGGTTTGTGTATGACAATTGGAGTTGGATTGAACCTATCATTTGGGCGGTTGTTGCTGCTTTCATTGCTTACAATGCAGTTTCCTTAATTACAAATGGAATCCTTGCAGCACAAGCTTTGGCTGAAGGTGTTAAGGCTGCTGCTGATACAATGCAAGCTGGAACAACCTTTGCTGCTACTGTTGCCCAACATGGCTTAAATGCAGCTTTGCTTGCTTGCCCTTTAACCTGGATTATTCTTCTGATTATTGCGGTAATTGCTGCTATCATTGGTGTTTGTCAGTGGATTGCAAAAACAACTGGTGTTGCTAACAGCTTTTTTGGTGTTATCACTGGTGGAATCAATGTAGCAATTCAGGCGGTTAAGAATGCAGCTTTGTTTATCGCAAATGTTGCCTTGGGCATTTGGGAAGCTTTAGGTGCTTGTATTTCCAATATTGGTACTGCTTTCCACAATGTAATTGCAAACATTAAGGGTTGGTTTTTTGGCTTGCTTTCTACTGCTTTAACAGTGGTTGAAGGAATTTGTGCTGCACTGAATAAGCTTCCCTTTGTGGAATTCGATTATTCAGGAATCAGTGCAAAGGCTGATGAATATGCTGCAAAATCTGCTGAAGCGTATGGAAGCAAAGAAGAATACAAAAATATTGGTGATGCCTTCAACAGTGGCTTCAACACATTTGATGTTTTTGAAAGCGGTTGGGCTTCTGAAGCATTTGATGCTGGTGCTGCTTGGGGTGATGGTGTTGCCGATAAGGTAAGTGGTGCTTTTGGTGGGGGTTCTGATGGTGCATTGGATGCCTTCAACACTGCAACAACATTGGATGGAATTTATCAGAATACTGGTGATACTGCTGGTAGCACTGCTGCAATGGCTGATTCTATGGATGCAATGGAAGATTCTGTTGAATACATGAAGGATATTGCAGAGCGTGAAACCATTAACAGATTTACCACTGCTGAAATCACCATTGAACAGACCAACAATAACAACATCAGTTCTGATATGGATATTGATGGAGTTATGGAAAAGTGGAACACTGATTTCACTGAAGTTCTTGAAACTGCTGCGGAAGGGGTGCATGACTAATGGCATATACATTTTATTTGGATGGTGTGCAACTTCCTGTTACCCCTTCCAAACTTGATACAAAAATCAAGAGCAACAACAAAACAATCAACCTTATCAATGAAGGTGATGTGAATGTTCTGAAGCTTCCTGGGCTTACAGAATTAAGTTTTGAAGCATTGATTCCACAAGTAAAATATCCTTTTGCTTCTACCACTTACAATGCTTCTTACTATCTTAGCAAGCTGGAAGGGCTGAAATCTTCGAAAAAGCCCTTCCAGTTCATTGTTATCAGAACAAACCCTTCAGGAAAGATGCTTTTCAACACTAACATTAAGGTTAGTTTGGAAGATTACACGATTTCTGAAGATGCTAAGAATGGACTTGATTTGAAGATTACCATTAAGCTGAAGCAGTACAAAGCATATTCAACAAAAACTGTTAAGGTGGTTGTGAAGCAAGAAACACCAAAGGCAACTGTTGAAACACAAAGACCCGCCGAAACAGCCCCACAAAAGAAAACCTATACAGTAAAAAAGGGTGATTGCCTTTGGAACATTGCTAAGAAATACCTTGGTAATGGTGCTAAGTACACTGAAATTTATAATCTGAACAAAGATAAGATTAAGAACCCTAATTTAATTTATGTTGGGCAAGTTCTTACTTTGCCATAACAGAAAGGGGGTTCTTCTATGTCTTATGAACTTTTGATTCAGCATGGAAGCAAAGTTTATCAACCCATTGTAACTGGTGAAATCCAATGGCAAACCGAAAGAAAGGGGGTTCAAGGAAGCTTAACTTTCAAAGTGGTGAAAGATGCAACCCTGAATTTTACTGAAGGTGATGCTGTTAGATTGAAGGTTGATGGGCAAAAAGTTTTTTATGGCTTTGTGTTCCAAAAGAAAAGGGATAAGCAAGGTATTATTACTGTTACTGCTTATGACCAGTTGCGGTATTTGAAAAATAAAGATACCTATGTTTATTCTAACAAAACTGCTTCTGAAGTGGTTCAGATGCTTGCAAAGGATTTCAATTTGCAGTGTGGTACTTTGGAAGATACAAAATTTAAGATTGAATCCAGGGTTGAGGATAACCAAACCTTGTTTGATATTATTCAAAATGCCTTGGATTTAACCTTAACAAGTAAAAAAGAAATGTATGTTTTGTATGATGATTTTGGAAAGCTTACCCTGAAGAATATTGGAAATATGAAGGTTGGAATCCTGATTGATGAAGATACTGGTGAAAACTTTGATTACACTTCCAGTATTGATGGGGAAACTTACAACAAAATTAAGCTGGTTTATGAAAATGAAGAATCAGGCAAAAGAGAAATCTATATTGCCCAAGATGGTTCTAACATCAATCAATGGGGTGTTCTTCAGTATTTTGAAACCATTGATGAAAAGACAAACGGAAAAGCAAAAGCTGATGCCTTACTAAGTCTTTACAATCAGAAAACCCGCAACCTTACTATTAAAGGTGCTTTTGGTGATGTCAGGGTTAGGGCGGGAACGCTGGTAGCAGTTTCCTTGAACCTGGGTGATATTATTGCTAATTCCTTCTTGCTTGTAGAACAGGCAAAGCATACTTTCAGCGAAAGTTTACACACAATGGATTTAACTTTAAGAGGGGGTGAGTTTATTGCCTAATAATGTAGCTGCTAAATCGGTTGAAAATATCAAGAAGGCTGCACTGGATGCGGTGTTTGCATCTATGCCTTCAGGCATTTACTTTGGAACAGTAATAAGCCCATCCCCCTTGAAGATTTCTGTTGACCAAAAAATGACCCTTACAGAAAAGCAGTTGGTTCTTACTACACTGGTTCAAGATTTTTCTGTAAATATGACAGTAGACCACAAAACAGAAGATAAAAGCGGTGGAAGCGGTGATTCTTCCTTTGCATCCCATAACCATGATTACAAAGGTACAAAATCCTTTAGGGTGCATCTTGCTTTGAAAGCTGGTGAAAAGGTTATGCTTATCAGGGTTCAGGGTGGGCAGAAATACATTGTGTTAGATAGAATTAGGGGGTGATTAGTATGATTCCAAATAACCCTGAAAATGAACTGGTAAATGATTTTGAGTTTGAGGAAAGACCAACTAACACCTTCAAGCTAAACGATTCATATAATCAGTTATATGGGTTTACAGATGGGTTGGAAGCAATGAAGCAAGCTATTTACTTGATTCTAAACATTGAAAGGTATGAATACCTGATTTTCAGTTGGAATTATGGTGTAGAACTTGCTGATTTGTTTGGGCAACCCATTTCTTATGTTATGGCTGAACTTGAAAGAAGAATCAGTGAAGCACTTCTTCAGGATAGCAGAATAACAAGCGTGGAAAATTTTGAATTCGATTATAAGAAGAATAAAGTTTTCTGCAAGTTCACAGCTATTACCATTTTTGGTGAAGCTGAAATTGAAAAGGTGGTGAATGTGTAATGTATGAAGATGTAACCTATGAAGTAATTCTTGATAGAATGCTTGATAGAGTGCTTGCACAAAATCCAAACATTGATACAAGAGAAGGAAGCATTATTTATAATGCCCTTGCCCCCGCTGCGGTTGAACTTCAGAATATGTATATTCAGCTTGATACAATCCTGAATGAATCTTTTGCAGATACCCAAACAAGGGATTATCTGATTAAAAGATGTGCTGAAAGGGGTGTAAATGTTGAACCCGCAACCTATGCAATCAGGCAAGGTGAATTTGTTCCTTCCACACTGGAAATTGCAATTGGAACAAGATTTTCTTTGAACCTTCTGAACTATGTTGTAATTGAAAAAATCAGCAATGGCATTTATAAGCTTCAGTGTGAAACTGCTGGTTATGATGGCAATGTGGAAAGCGGTACACTTATCCCCATTGAATACATTGATGGTTTGCAGACTGCAACACTTACAGAAGTGCTTGTTCCTGGTGAAGATGAAGAAAGTACAGAGCATTTAAGGCAGCGTTACTATGATTCTTTAGATTCACAAGCTTTTGGTGGAAATGTTACGGACTACAAAGAAAAAACCAATTCCCTTGATGGTGTTGGTGGTGTAAAAGTTTATCCTGTTTGGAATGGCGGGGGTACAGTTAAGCTTGTAATTATCAATTCTGATTTTGAAAAGCCTTCTGATATTCTTGTGAACAATGTGCAAACTGCGATTGACCCAACACAGAATCAGGGAACTGGTGTTGGTATTGCCCCAATTGGGCATATTGTAACAGTTCTTGGGTGTGATGAAACTTCTGTTGATATTGCAACCAAAATTACTTTCCAAGAGGGTTGGGATTGGGAAGCACTGAAACCCTATGCAGAACAGGCAATTGATGATTATTTCAAAGAACTTGCTTCTGATTGGGCTTCCCTGGATAACATCATTGTTAGAATCAGTCAGATTGAAATTCGTTTACTGAACCTTACTGGGGTTTTGGATATTGCAGATACAACCCTGAATGGTATTGCACATAACCTTACCATTGATGCTGACAATATCCCAATAAGGGGGGAAGTAAGCAATGTATGAAAGAACACTGATTGAATACCTTCCCCACATCATCAGGGATGTGAGGGAATACAAGGCTATTATGAATGATGCTGAACAACCTGAAATGGTGGATGTTTGGCAAGCGGTTGATGATGCCTTGAATGACCAGTTCATTGTTGATGCAACTGAAAATGGTGTTTCCAGATGGGAAAAAATCTTGGGGATTGTTCCACAAGCAACCCTTACTTTGGAAGAAAGAAAGTTCACGATTCTTACAAGAATCAATGAACAGCTTCCTTTCACAATAAGTACTTTGGAAGAATCCCTAAAATCTTTGTGTGGTGCTGATGGGTATGTGGTTCAGCTTCAGGCAAATGAATATATCTTGGTTGTGAAGGTTGCACTGGTTGCAAAACACAATTTCAATGATGTTCAAAGACTGCTTGAACGAATTGTTCCCGCTAATATGATTATTCAGCTTAGTATTATTTACAATACCCATGAAGTTCTTGGGGCTTATACCCATCAGGAACTTCACAGATACACACATTATGAATTAAGAAATGAGGTGCTAACACATGAGTAAAACCACAAATTATGGTTTGAACAAACCCGCACAAACTGATTTCTATGATGTGGATGTTCAAAATGAAAACATGGATAAGATTGATGAAGCTTTGACCAAGAAAGTTGATAAGGTTGAAGGAAAAGGCTTATCCACAAATGATTACAATGCTACTGATAAGAAAAAGGTTGATAATCTTCCTGACGATACCAAAACTGAACTTGGTAAAAAGGTTGACAGTCAGAGCTTCGATAATCACAAGAATGATTCCAACATTCATACTACTTCTACTGAAAAAGAAAAGTGGAACAAGGGTGTTCAGAAGGTAACTGGTGCTACTGCTGGAAACTTCCCTTCTTTTGATGCTGAAGGTGGAATTGTTGATTCTAAGAAAAAGCCTTCTGATTTTCTTGGTTCTGCACATGGAACTGCAACCATTATTGGTGAACCTGGGCTTCATGGAATCCGCTATTGGAATGAAAAGCTGGAAGTTCTTGTTGATGGTGCTTGGAAACAGGCAAGCAGCGGTGTTGGTATTGAAGTTGATGTAACTGTTCCAACTGGTTCTGTTGTTACTGCTACTGATGGTGAAAATGTGGTAACTGGAACAGCGGTAAACAATGCCCTTAAAATGGCACTTCCTAACTATGGAACTTGGGAATTTTCTGCAACCTTGAATGGTGAAACAAGCAACACTGTTACTTTAACTTGTGATGCTTCCAAAGTTTACACTGTTACCCTTACTTACTTCAGTGCAACTATTATTGTTACTGCTAAAAGCGGTTCTGTTGTAACGATTCAGAAAGGTTCTGTTGTTCAAACTGCTACAAGCACTGGAACAGCAACCTTCACTGTTAAGGAAGCTGGAACTTATTCTGTTTATGCTACTTATGAAGGTGTAAATTCCCATACTGTAAGCGTGAATGCAACCACAAGCGGTTCAACCTATACTGCAAGCGTTTCCTTCATTACCCTTACTGTTTCCATTACAAGCGGTTCAACAGTGGTTGTAACTAAAGGTAGTTATTCTTATAGTAAAGTAAGCACTGGAACAGCGGTATTCTATTTGCCTGAAACTGGAACTTGGAGTGTAACAGCTTCGCTTTCAGGTGATACGGCAACAGGAACGATTGCTTGCAGTTCTTATACTGCTTACAGCATTACACTGAATTATTATAAAATTTTCGGTGTAAGCATTGACCTTTCCAATTCTGACCCCGCTTCAGCAGTTACTTACACTGATGATGCTGTTGGAATGACTGTTGGAAGTTCTGCTTGGGATTCTGAACCAATTTTCAAGGATATTAAGCCTTGCTTGCTTCTGAATGGTGTAGTTCAGAAATATCTTAACAAGAATAACTTTGCACAAGATGAAAGTGGCAATTCCGTTGATATTACAAGTGGTTCTGCTGGTGATGTAATGATTGAAATTCCTAAGTGTGGTGTTAAAATCGCAACTTCAGGAACTACGCTTACTGTTCAGATTACCGATAATCCAAATGCTACTGGTGATGGCTTCCATTATTACGCACACACAAGAGCAACTGAAGGTGATTGTGATAAGCTTTATGTTGGTGCTTATGTTGGTTACACTTCCAGCAGTAAGCTTAGAAGTTTAAGTGGAAAAGCCCCTACTGTTAATCAGACCATTGGAACATTCAGAACGCAAGCACAGGCAAATGGTGATGGATATGACCAAATTTCTTTCTATCCTTTGACCTTGCTTCAGTGCTTGTTCCTTATCCGTTATAAAAATAGAAATTCCCAAACTGCACTTGGTAGGGGTTATGTTGATGCAAGTGCTGCTACTAACACTGGTACAACCAATGCAAATGGTATGTACTATGGTACAACTTCAGGAACTGTTCATGTTAAGTTCGCTGGTATTGAAGATTTTTGGGGTAATGTTTTCTATTTCATTGATGGTATTTTTAGTGATGCAAGTAGAAACATTCTTACTGCTTTTGATAACTTCAATGATACTGGCAACGGTTACACAAGCAGAGGACAAGGGGCAACTTCCAACATTGGTAACTATATGAGTAAGCCACAAGGCACAACTGAAACAGGCTTTATTGCGAAAGAAGTCAATGGTTCTACTACAACTCATTTTTGCGATTACGCTTATTTGTACGCTTCCCGCTTGGCTTATTTCGGTGGCTGTTGGGATAGTGGTGATTATGCGGGTGCTTTTCGGCTTGCTGTGTATCGTTCGGCTTCGAGTTCGAGTTCGGGTTATGGCGGTCGGCTGATGTATTTGAAAGCATCCTAAGTAGTTAATTAACAAATATTGGCAACTAAAGATTAGGAAAGTATAAAAGCATACGATAACACTAATTTGAACACTTCCCACTTGGCTAATTTCAGTGGCAATTGGAATAATGGTGATAATGCAGGTACTTTTCAGCTTAATGTGAATCATTCAGCTTCGAATTCGAATTCGAATTATGGCAGTCAGCAAATGTTTCTGATTGATTGCCCCCCGCCTTTCATCAGGGCGGGGGCTTCAATATAAATTGCCTTAGTTGCCATGCCCCTTGGCAAAATATAAAAATCTTTTACACTGTATTAGTAGACCTTGCCCATTTGCAAGGGTTGAAAGTTCGGTATTAAAAAACATCAAAAGAAAGTTCAGGTGAAACATTGAAAAGATACGGAAATATATACCCTAAAATCTATGATATGGAAAACCTGAAGGAAGCACATAGAAACGCAAGGAAAGATAAGCTGTTTTATAAAGAAGTGAAAATGGTTGATTCAAACCCTGAATTTTACCTTTCCCAAATTCAACAGATGTTAAAGAATAAAACTTACAAGGTAAGCCCTTACACTGTTCAAAGAATATGGGATAAGGACAAAGAAAGGGAACTAATGAAGCTTCCTTACTTCCCTGATAGAATTATTCAATGGGCGGTAATGATTCAAATTGAAGATGTGTTCCATCAAGTGTTTACAGATTTCACTTGTGCATCTTTAAGAAATCGTGGAATCCACAAAGCTTCAAAACTGCTTACCAAGTACATGAAAGATATACCAGGAACAGCATACTGTTTGAAGATTGATGTTTCTAAATTTTATCCGAACATCAACCACAGCATCTTAAAGCAGCTTCTTAGAAAGAAATTCAAGGATGCAGATTTGCTTGAACTGTTAGATTTAATCATTGATAGCATCCCTGGTGAAGTAGGTGTTCCAATTGGTTCATACCTTTCACAATATCTTGCAAACTTTTATCTTTCCTACTTTGACCACTGGTTAAAAGAAGAAATGGGTGTTAAGTATGTAGTAAGATACATGGATGATATTGTTATTCTTCATCATTCTAAGGAATTTCTGCATTGGCTGAAAGATAGAATGGATGAATACCTTCAGGGCAACTTGAAGCTGAAAATCAAAGATAATTGGCAAGTGTTCCCCACTAATTCAAGGGGTGTTGATTTTGTTGGTTATCGTCATTTTTTCGGTTTTAAGCTTTTGAGAAAGAAAACTTATAAACGCTTCAGGAAGCGAATGCTTTCTATTGCAAGAAAGATAAGAAAAGGAACATCAATCAGTTACAAAGATTGGTGTTCCTTTAATTCTTACAAAGGCTGGTTAGATTGGTGCGATTCCTTCAGGCTAAGAATGAAATATGTTGTTCCAATTCAGCCCACAATGGATGAATATTATCTTTCAAAAATTAAAAGAAAGGCGGTAATGCAAACATGAAAGATGTTGGTTATGTAACTGGTAGTGCTGCACAAGCACAAGAATTGGTTATTGGAACTGATGTAGTCTATGTTCATACTGATATTACACTGGTTGAACCTAAAGAGGGTGAAGAACACACTTCCCCTGTTTATCGTTATCACGAAATTCAGTATGAAAAAGATGAATACATTAAACTGATGGCAGAAAAGAACAAAGAGATTTCAAACCTTATGAATACTATGTTGGGGGTGAATGAGTAATGGCAAGCAAAGAATTTATTGCACAGCAGATGAACAGATTCTTTCAGATTATGGCACAGCAGATGAATCTTGAAGAAGATGTTGCTATGGAAATTGCTGATTTGTATGAACCCTGGGTAGAAGGAAAGGCTTACACAACTGGAACAATCCTGAAGTATGGAACGAATGCTGATGGTGAAACACAGCTTTATTCTGTTTTGCAGAACCACACTTCCCAATTTGATTGGCTTCCTGACCTTACACCTTCGCTTTATAAAAAAGTTGGATTTGATGATTCAGGCATTCCAATTTGGACACAGCCCCTTGGTGCATCAGATGCTTATGCTAAAGGTGATGTTGTAACCCATAACAACAAAACCTGGGTAAGTGATGTTGATGCTAATGTGTGGGAACCTGGTGTTTATGGTTGGAGTGAAAAAACATCTTAAAGAAAGGAAGGTGAAGCTATGACTGTTGAAGTTGGGGTTGTCATTTCCGTAATTTCTTTAATTATTGCTATCGTTGTGGGGGTTAGTGGTATGAAAAGAAGTGCAAGAAATGATGATAAGAAGGATGCTTCAGAATTAACCACTGTAATTGTGAAGCTTGAAAACATCAGTAATGATATTAAAGATATTAAAACTGATTTGCGTGATATGAAACAGGATATTCAGCATCATGCAGAAAAACTTGTTAAGTTGGAACAGCAAGTGAAAGTGTTGAACAAAACTGTTTTCCACAGTGAAAATTCAGATGAATAAGAAAAATCAAGAATATTCCAAAAGAATTTTATTTTGGACTATGCTTATTTTCTGCATCAATTTATTTTGTTCCCTTCTGTTTAGTTGGTATGGGAAAGATACTTCAATTTTTATGTATTCCATACCAACAACAGGGGGAATTTTTGGTTCAGCAATTGTGTTCTATCTTAACAAGGCAAAGCTGGAAAATGTATGTAAAGGGAAAATTCAATTCTTCAAGTTCAAAATGAAATGGCTTGAAAAACATCCTGAACATCAAATTCAAATTGAAAATGAACTTTCAAACATTGATTCAGCACTAACAAGCAAGATTGATTCAGAAATGGAATCCGCTATTTCTGAAGAAATAACAATTCAAAATTATTGAAAGGTAGGTACTTAGTATGAAAATCAATTGGAAACAGAAATTAACCAGTAGAAAGTTTTGGGCAGCGGTTGTTGGTTTTGTAACTGCTATCCTGGTTGCCTTTGGTGTAGGTGATTTAGAGATTGAACAAGTGGTAGCTGTTATTACTGCTTCTGCAACTCTTATTGCTTACATTATCGGTGAAGGTATGGTTGATGCTGCAAGAATCAACAGCGAAAGCACAGAAAATGAAAGCAAAGGTGAATAATTATGGCTTACACAAATAGCCCCCTTGTTTCATACACTAAAATTTCCCCCAACAAAACTATCAATAGAAATATGCCTATTGATAGAATTACCCCACATTGTGTTGTAGGGCAGTGCAGTGTTGAAACTTTGGGTAATGTATTTGCCCCTACAAGTAGACAAGCTTCTTGTCAATATGGAATTGGTGTTGATGGTAGGGTTGGAATGTATTGTGAAGAAAAAGACCGTTCTTGGTGTTCTTCCAGTGGTGCAAATGACCATAGAGCAATTACCATTGAATGTGCTTCTGATACAAAGCATCCTTACAGTATGAATGATAAGGTTTACAACACCTTAATTGAACTTTGTGTTGACATTTGCAAGCGAAATGGAAAAAGCAAACTTATTTGGTTTGGTGATAAGGAAAAAACCCTTGCTTACAAGCCTAAATCTGATGAAATGATTATTACAGTTCACAGATGGTTTGCTAATAAGTCTTGCCCTGGTGATTGGTTGTATGAACGATTATATGACCTTGCAAGCAAGGTAACTGAAAAGCTGGGTAAATCTTCAACCGAAAGCGGAAAACCCCAAATAAACGAAAATATGACCACACAGAAGCTTTATAAGGTTCAAACTGGTGCATTCACTGTAAAAGCTAATGCAACAGCCCTTCAGAACAAGCTTAAAGCAAAGGGATTTGATACTTATATTGTTCAGGTTGGAAAGTATTACAAAGTTCAGGTTGGGGCTTACAAGGTTAAAACCAATGCTGAAGCTATGCTGAAGAAACTGAAAGAAGCTGGTTGTGCTGATGCCTTTATTACCTACACTGATTCTACTGAAAAAGAAAGTTCAAGTTCTGAAATCAAAGTTGGTGATAAGGTAAAAGTTTTGAATGCTAAAACCTACACTGGAAAAGCCTTCAAATTATATTATTCAAAATATGATGTGATTGAAGTTAATGGTGATAGGGTTGTAATTGGCATTGGTAAAACTGTTACTGCTGCTGTTCACAAGGACAATCTGAAGAAGATTTAAGCATCAGAAATCTGTTACTAACCTGTTACTAACGCTGGTGTTTTCAGGGTGTTTTTGATGGTTCAAGAACCTGAAGAACCCCTGAAAATACTGCATTTACTGCACTTGAAAAATTCACAAATTTATGGTATAACATTTCTAACTAAGCCCCAAAC